GGTCGATCAGGATCCCGTTGGGGTCGTAGCCGGCGCGCCGCACGTCCGTGATGCCGCGGCGGATGATGTCGATGAGCGTGTCACCCATCTTCGTCCGCGCGGCCTGAATCGCGGCGTCCACCATGAGGCCGCTGAACTCCTCGCCCGCGCCGGAGCCGTACACCACCAGCTCCTCGACGTGCTTGGCGACGTCGTACAAAAGCTCGGTGTTGATGAGCCCGTTCAGGGCCGGCATATCGTCGAGCTGTTGATCCTGCACCGGCATCCAGACGGCGATGTCGCGCACCGTCTCAGTGACGGCGTCGATCACCAGCGCCGCGCTCGGCTTCTTCGCGCCGCGGGCGACCGTGAGGGCGCCGCGCTGGAAGGCCACGATGCGGCTGTACTTCACCGCCTCGCTGCTGGTCTGCGACACGTCCAGTACGTCGCGCAGCGTCAGGCGGTCGTGCTCGGTGACGCGCACGATCTCCGGCAGCCGCGTGGGCTCGATGACGCCGGAGCCGATCGTCGGCACCGATGCCTTGAGCTCGTCGAGCGCGTCCTTCGTGAGCCCGACCAGCGGCTCGAACAGGTTGGCCATCTTGACGATGCGGAAGTTCGCGGCCTGCTTGCCGCTCGCCAGGAAGTCGCGATACGCCTTCTGCGCCGTGACGAACTCGCCCATGCGCAGGTAGCCGATCACGCGCGATCCCACGATGCCCTTGTCCCCATGGTCCGGCTGCGCGTCGGCCGGCAGCGTGGGAGCAACGACGCGACGAGCATCCGCCTCGATCCTGGCGACCCGCTCATCCTGGCGTGCCCGCTTCTGCAATTCCTCGGCTTCGGTCGCCATGTCCCCGATCTCGGTGGCCTTCACTTCGGGCATGGCCTTGCCCTTGAACTCGTCCTGAATCGCCTTGATCTTGCCGAGCAGTTCGGTCAGGCGATTCGGCACCATGACCGCGGGGGCGGTCGCGAGCAGAGCCCCGCCGACGCTGTGCGCGTTGGCGGACAGGTAGTTGTACAGCAGCGACAGGCTCGGCGTGTCGTGCGCGACCAGCCGGGCCGTGATGTCCGGCCAGAACACGGCCGCGGTGAGCAGCACGGCGACTGTCAGCACGCCTGCCACTCCCAGGTACTTCATCATGCGCCTCATGGTGCGTCCTCCGGTAAAGGCTCGTTCGGTGAAACGGTGAGCTGCGCTGTCCCGCGGCGGAGTGGGCGGCCTAACTGCGGCCGATACCGAGGCCGGCGAGGGTGAGGTTCCGCACCCGCTCATCGACTGCGATGCGTCGCGGATCCTCGAGCGCGAGTCCCACGACCGCCGGGGCCGCACCCGGCACGGTGGCCGGTGCGGGAGCCGTCGCCGCCAGGAGCGCGCAGATGCTGCTGTGCACCGACTTCAACTCGTCCAACTCTTCGCTCGACAGCGCGCGGTCGCGGGCGATGGCAAGCAGATGCTTGACTGTGCCCATGTCGATGCGCGCGTCGGGATTCATCGGCCAGATACAGACTGAGATTTCCTTCAACGCCACTTCCTTGAGGAAGCGGAAGATGCCGCGCTGCGCCTCCTCATCGGTGGGTAGCTTCACTTGGATCGGCCGGTAGCCGATGCTCAGGCCGTCCACGTACCCGCCCTTCACGCGGCGGAAAATCTCATCACCGTCCGGCCCGTCAATCACCTGGAACTTCGCCTCGAGCCCGTCGTCCACCTCGGCGGCCTCGAGCGTCTTGCCGACCACGGCGCGAACCGTGCCCCACCCGTTGTGACTATCGAGCAGCGGCAGGATCTTCTTGCTCCGCTTCCAGTCGGCGATTGTGCGCTTGAAGGCGCCGGGCAGGATGACGTCGCCGCCCAAGTCCTGGCTGAACGCTGCGGCAAGGCCGCTGAACGTGCGGGCCGCCTCGTCCACGGCCTTGACCTCGAAGCCACGGAACAGCGTGACCGTGCGGTGTCCGGCGGCTGCCGGCGGGTCCGCCAGGGCCGTCTCATCCTTGCGCTCGAAGGGGCTGAACAGGATGCGCTTCATCGCTCAATCCTCCTCGGCGCCTACCGGCGGCGCCACCTGATACGTCAGGCTACACCTACAGTTCGGTTCTCCCGGCTCGGTGAGGCCGTTGGCGAACGCGTCGTCTATGCCGATCTCGGTGCCGTCGTCCAACGCATCGTGCTCCTCGCGCACGCGGTCGTCGCGAGCAGAAAGCCAGGACTTGGTGACGCCGCGGTTGCTGTCCCGCGCAAAGGTACTCATGCTACGCCTCTGCGCGCCATTCCAAGCTCGCGTCGTCTCGGTCCGGGCGACGAGCTGCGCCCGCTCGCGGGAGAACGCAGGCAGCTCCTCCAGGCGCTGGCGCAGCTGCCTGACCGTCTCACCGGCCGCTAGGCCCGCCTGCACCGCTTCCGCGACCGCCGTCCCCGTCGCTTCGCCCATGACGTCGCTCAGGAAAGCCGCTTCCTCCTTCGCGTACTTGAGCAGGCCGGGCTCCAGCACGCCGAAGCTCAGATTGTGCCGGGCCGCGATCCGCCCGACCGCTTCCTTGCCTGTGCTGAGCACCAGCGGGTAGGTCGTGCTCTGGAGCGCATGGCGCGCGTCGTTCAGCGTCCCATGCAGCGCGTGCGTGAACTCGGTCGCGCTGTGGGGATCCACAGCCTTGCCATCGTCCTGCAGCAGATGGCCCGCGAGCGCCACGACCTTGCGGCGGATGGATGCCAAGACGCCGGCGACCTCGCGCTCCCAGGTGGACTCGGCCGCCTTCGTCTGGATGTCGAAGTCGAGCCAGGCCAAGGTCCGCTCGTCGATCGTCTCGATATCCGCCGCGCGCACGCGGGGCGTCCGGTCAAACGGCAGGCGGATCAGCTTCGCCGACTTCGGCCGACCCACCACGGCCGACACCCTGCACCGCTCGTCACCTGGACGCCGGGCGCCGAGCAGCGAAACCGTGCGCAGCGTCGCGCCGTCGAAAGCGTCGGGCGCGCGGACGCGCAGGTGGTACGCGTCCGCCGTCTCGCTCGCCTTCACCGCTCGGAAGCCGCGACCCATCGCCCAGCCCGCGCACGCGGCGGCAGTCGCCCAGTGCGCCTTCGGGAACACCAGCGCCTGCACTTCGACCTTGGGCGCCGCAGGCACCGGCTGCCCGGCGCTGCCCGGCGGGGGCGCTGCCGCCTTGACGTCGATCCCCACGATCATGCTGCCGCGCGGGTCGCTCGGGTCGAGGGCGTCCTGGCCGGTGTAGATGCGCCGCTCGTCCACCGTCCACGTGTCGCGGTTGGCTAGGCTGATCCGCGACCGCACCTCTTGGTCCTCTTGCAGCGCCACGACCTGGCGAGTGTCGAACCGCACGATGAAGCCGGCGCGCCGCTCTTCGGGCGTCAGCAGCGTGCGCGAGAACCGGCGTTCGATGTCGCGCCAAATCGGCTGCACCGTGTCCTCGTAATCCTTGCGGCGCGACTCGGCCATCTGCGACCACGGACTGTTCTGGAGGCCGGTGAGCCAGCCTAACGTCACCGGCGAGATGCCGAAGGTGGACGCGACCGTTGCCTCAACGCGGTCGAGCACGTCGTCGGGCAGCAGGTCCTTCATCGCGCTCGCGGTCTTACTGAACACTGTGCCGCCGGGCACCGCAAGCGGCTCTCCTGCATTAGCCGGCCCGCCATGCCACTGCTTGACGGCTGACTTCCATAAGTCCCACTCAGCGGGCGTCGGCTTCCAGTCCGGGTGCGTGCTGAGGATGCCGCCGGGGAAGATCGCATTGCTCAGATAGTTGCGGACGATGCGCCGCACGGTGTGCCCGAGGTCGAGCTGCAACATCGCGGCGTCGACCAGGCTGAACTGCTCACGCCAACTGTACGGGTTGGGGTCGCGGAAGTGGATGACCGGCGTCGCCGCCAGGTCCAAGTCCTTCCACCCGCCTGACGCACCGATCACCGAGTAGCGACCGTAGATGAGCCCGCCGGCGGGGTCCGTCTGGAACTCGTCGCCGCTGAAGGGCGTCAGGATCCGCGAGCGCCCGCTGATGTCGCGGTCCACCACCAGCAGCGCGGCGCCAGTCAGGTCCTGGTACAGCTGCTTGCGGTGCAACAGCTCGCCCATGTCCAGGTCAGGCCGCGGCGCGTCGAACAGCTCGGCCAAGGGATGATCCGGCTGCCACTCCTCACCGTCCTGCGTCTCCTGCACGACCATGAGCGGCGGCTCCGCGACGCGCGACGCGCGCCAGCGCATGGCGATGAAGCAGTAGGCAGACGTAACGAACGCGGTGGCGCGTGTCAGCCGCTCAGCATCCCGCGCCTGCATGCCGGTGCCGCTGCCGATCGCCTGACGGATGTCGATGGGGTTGGCGAAGAAGACGCCGGTTTCGTTCTCGCTCTTGCTGCCGTTGGGAGCCGGCGCCGGGGAGGCACCGCCGAGCCACGCGGGGAGGCGTAGCCGGCTAAGGCGGGCAGACAGGGCCTTGTTCAGCGTTTGGCCTCCTTCATGCCAGGGAACCACGGAATGGTCCGCGGGTCATCCATCTGCGTGCCCGCGAGCCATGCCAGCGCGGCGGCGATGAACGAATCCGGCGGGTGGCCGACGCCCGCGAGGTCACCCTGCGTGCAGTACCGGTGCTCACGATAAGCATATGTCACGCGCGGCGCAAGAAACTGGCCGCTCTCGATCACTACGATCCAGTTGCGGAACAGCTCCGACCGCGTGATGCCGACGAGGTCTATCGGCGTCGCCTTCACCGTCAGGTAATCCTCGAGCACGACGCCCGGCCCGCCGTGATCGTAGGCGGCGCGCGCCTGCTCGCGCTGGCCTTTGTAGTGCTTCACCCATCGCTCGAACCGCTCCACCATCGTAGGGTACGGCATCTTCGCCAGGTGCGCGAACGCGACCAGACGCACCGGCCGCACGTCGGTGCGGTTCACCCATATGATCGTCTTGTCGCGCAGCTTGCCCCAGTCCGCGCCGACCGCGTACTCCCCTTCGGGGTCCGGCGCCTCGAGCTCGATCACCTGGCCGAGCTGGCCGGTATGCGTGCCGATGGCCGGTGAGAACGCGCGCTCGACGGAGTCCGCGTCGATCGCCACATTCTCCACGGACGGCTCTTGTAGATCGTACTCGGTCTGCCACTGCACGTCAGTGACGACCGACCGCTTACGTGCCACCTGATCCAGAGTGATGAAGCCGAACGGCTGCGCGGTCGTCTCCTTCCAACAGTTATGCACCAGCACGCCGGCCGCGATGAACGCCTGGCCATCCGGTACCGTCAGGTCATAGACCACGCCGGCATGTGCGCGCCGCGTCACACCCAGAACCCGGCGCCAGACGCCGCCAGTGTCGGGGCGCGGTTGGTGGTGGTGGTGCGCGGCCGGGCCGCGGAGCCAGCGTCGCACGGTATCGCGCTTGACGCCGAACTCGCGCGCCAGGACACTCACTGTCGCGCCCGCAGCGCGCTGCCGCGCCGCCTCCACGGCGCGCGCGCGGTTGACGTGGCGGAGCGGGGAACTGAACCCGGCGACGGACAGGCGCCAGAACGGGGCGCCGGGGGTGCCGCGCTCCCGGCCCGCTGGCCCCGGCCGGTTGAGGTTGCGGGAGAGCGCGCAGGCGAAGCCGAGGGATCCGCCGACCCGCAGCATCTGACAGGCCAGCGCCACGCTCGCGGTCTGGCCTACCCGCGCCCGCCGGGCGGTCCAGCCGTCCCCGGCGAGCCAGCCATCCAGCAGGCCGGCGGCGAAGGCGCGGGCGGTGGGGAGCCGGCGCAGCGCCTTGCTCTGGCTCGATCCGCCCGCGACCCAGGCATCCACCAGCGCGCGGAGCCGCATACCATGCACCTCAATCCGCCGGCCATGGCTGGGCGGTGAAGTGGCGTGCGTGCGCGGCGTGACACCCCAGGCCCCAAGCCGTGCCGCGATCGCCGGCGCCTCGCGTTCGTGGACCGCGAAGCAGACAGCGCGCGTGCCGACGCGCCAACCCTCGGCCACGTAGAGGCCGACGAGCCAGCCGTCATCGTAGGCGCCGCCCGGCTCCAGTGGGGACGCTGGCTCGTAGAGCTCGTCCCCGACCGCCAGCTCCCCCGCGCGCCGCCAGCCCGTCGGCGTGAGGATGCGGTGCGCCGGCGTACACACCAGGGGGTCTGGCAACCCGGCCACGCGCACCGACACGAGCGCCGCTTCCAGGTTGAGGTGGCGCGGTGTCGCCGACACCGCGACCGCACGGCCCTCCGCCCCGAGCACCCGGTCCCCGACCCCGTAGTCCACGACGGGCCGCGGCACGCCCGCCGCATCGGCCACTAGGGCATCGCCGGGTAGGGACCATTCGTAGACTGGCCAACCTTTCTCGGCCGCTACGCGCAGCTCGCGGGTCATCGTACCATCTGCGTGGTGGTGCGTGCTCGATCCCACAACCTGCTCCCGCACGCCGAGCGCTTCCATCGGCTGGCCCTGAGCGGCATCCCACAGCTCCGCGTCCATCTCATCAATCTCGTCACCGCGCAGCCGTTGCGGGTGCGGCCCGCGGATAGACGTCGCGCTCGCCATGAGCGCGTTGATTCCGCCGCCACCCACGAGCCGCGTCTCGCGGCGCGTCGGGTCCGTCAGCAGCAGTTGGGTCGGTGCCTGCGGGTGCGCCCAAAAACGGCCCGCCATCGTATCGCCGCCCTGCATGTACTTGTGGACGCGCTCGCTCTGCTGGCCGGATCCTCCGAGCAGGTTCACTAGGGCCTTGAGCGTGATCGCCTCCACGAGCGATAACGCCGCCAGCATGATCGTCTTGCCGCCGAAGCCGCGGCTGGCCTTCCATACCGTGCGAGAGTGGCGGGCGAAGTACGCATCAGCGAGCGCCTGGAAGGGCGCACAGTGGCCACGGCAGACGGCGATGCGCGGAATCATGATGCCGAAGAACTCAATCAGCCAGCGGTGCAGCTCATCGTCGGTGGTCGGCACCCACGGCGCTTCGATGCCTGCCGCAAGCGCTGCCGCCTCCGGGTCGATGGCGCCTGCCAGCGTCTCGATGAAGCGCTCAACTGCTGAAACCCTCACCCGTTGGCTTCCTCGGCAGCTGCCGCATTGAGGATGCCGACTGGCTCTGGATCGCCGGGCTGGCGGTCGCCCTGGATGACGTCGTGCTCGACCCGGGCGAAGTAGCGCCGGAGCACGCGGCCCTGCGGCTCGCGGGACACCTGGCGCCAGCAGCGGTCACACAGCAGACGTCCAAGGCGCATCTTCCGGCCGCACTTGGCGACGGGGCATCGCGTCGGCGTCGGCATCATTATAGTTGTCCCGCTGCCTGCATCCGCTGCACGATCTCCTTTGACGACACCTCGCGAGCCCCGAGCGCGAGCGCCTCACGCCTCTTCGAGATCGACACGTCGTAGTGCTCGCGCGGCGTCCCCGGGTTCTGAATCCACCGCCGCTCGATGCCGAGCCGGCCAGCGAAGGCATGCAGCTCGTCGGAAGTATCGGCGATCATGTGGCTCATCCGCATCCGACCGAATGGGATCCTCACATTGTCCACGTACACGCTCATGCGCTCGCCGCCTGTCTCGGCAGGATCAGCGACGGCCGCTGCGTCAGCTCAGCCCGAATCTCGGCCGCGCAGCGCGCCCGGCGGTCGGGCTCGTCGATGTACCGCAGCGCGATCTCGGCGAACCGCCGCGCCAGACCGATCGCCTGCTCGAGACTGAAGCTCCGTTGCTCCCGCTCCATCAGGTGGCCCTCCTCGGCCCTGAGCTTCCTCTGAAGGTCCGCGAGCCGCTCGATGTCGGCCCGCGCGTAGCGACCGCTTGCCGACGCGCCGACCGCATCCCGAAGCTGCTGGAGCGCACCCGCCAGCACCGCGGCGTTCTTGCTCCGCATTCCCGTCTCAAGCTCGCCCATCGCCCGCGCGACCGCCGCCCAAGCACCAGCGCTCGGCCCCGCAGCCGACGCGCTCACCACCGCCTCATGTTCCAGCGCGCTCACCAACGCGATCTGCTCCCGCAACGTCCGCAGGTTGGGGTCCGCGAGCGCGTGCCGATAGCCGGCCGCCAGCGGCCCCGTCGCGAGGAAGTCGGAATAGAGGCCGGTTCGCCAGTTCGGGCTCGCGGGACCGACCCGCGGCTGGCCGCCATGCGTCCGACAGTGGTCAGCACCCTTGAGACAGAACTTCTTGCAGTACCGCCACGCTACCGCGTCGCGCTCTAGTTCGGGGATGTGCCGCCGCGTCAACCGCCGTCCGCACCGGCGTTCCATTGGTTCGTCCGATCCCTTGGCGCGGTAGTCCGCTATGGGGTCCTCTGGCGGTGGCTTCCGGTGCTTCATGGGGGTGCGGGGCATCGGTGAGGGTCGGCACTACCGGCCAGCGAGCGCCGCGCGTGCCAGTTGGAGCACGTCGCCATCCTGGGCACGCGCCAGTAGCCAGGTCCGATCGTCGTCATGTGCGCGAAGGTAGTTCCATGCGATCAACCTAGCCAGCTCAACCGGGTCACTGCTATGCACCATCCAGAAGTCCGCCGAGTCCTCCTGCTGCCGGTGCAGCAGGTCTACTAGCGGCACCACCACCCCGAAGTCTCCTCCGAACGCCCCACGCGTCCGAACGACGTGCGCAGCCTGCACGACCACCCGCCAGTCCTGGCCCGCGTGCTCCATCACGTCGCCCGTCCGCTTGCCGCTCACCACGCAAGGCTGCGTCCGCACCCAGGCCAGGAAGCGCCCGACGATCGCCAGCGCCTCCGTCCGCACATCCTCGTCATCGTGACGCGAGAGCCCCAGCCCAGCGAGCTGGCGGTTCGCTTCCCGCTTGCCGACGCCGTTGCGGCGCGATGCCTGCTTCTTCCGCTTGATCGGCGTCGAGTGTCGGATCACGATGCCACCTCCGCGCTGGCCAAGTAGTCGGCACAGATGCGTTCCAGCGCGACACCGCGGTTCTCGCTCTCGCCTTCCTTCATCGCCCGCACCACCGCTTCTTCAACCACCTTGGCCGCGTCCTCGGGCACGTGGAAAGTGAAGGTCGTAAAGCCGGCGTGCTCCGGCTCGCCCGCTCCGCCTTCGGCGTACTCCGGCATCGCTGTTTTCGCCAGGGCCAGCAACTCCTCAATCTCAGACTCGCTCCACGGCAGTCCTTCGCCAGTTCGGGCACCGAGCGCCTGCTGCAACAGTGCCAGCTCTTGCGCGAGCCGCAAGCGGTCGGCCTCTCCGTGGATGTTCAACTGGAGCGTCAACTTACGGGCCGCCGAGTCGTCGGGGATGTCTAGCACGTTGATACTGATGGTTGTCCAGCTCTCCTCTTTCGCGGCCCGCCACCGATGCTCACCGTCTAGGATCTGCCACCGATCCTTCTTCTTCGGGTGCGCTCGCACTGTCACCGGGTCCACGAACCCCGACAACCGGATGCTCTCACGCGCCGCCTCGAATTCTCGCTGCGACAACGCGTTCACGTTCCAGGGGTTGGCCTCAAGCTGCGCTATCGGCACGACCCGTGCGTCGAGCCGAACCGTCCGCAGCGCACTCTTGGTGGGCGCCCTAGCGGGCGTCGCTTGCTTCTTCTTCATCGAACGTCACTCCCCGATGGCGCCATAGCGCCGTCGCATTGTCCTGCATGAAGATCACTTTTCTAATTTCGTGCCGCAGTGCATGAACGAGCACGCTACGCTCCGGCGCGTCCGGGGCGGTACCCTTCAGGCGCGGTAGCCGGCCGATCTTCGCAGCGTCGCCCAGCCCGAACCGCAGCGGCGACACCCACGAGCTGCTGTCCGTCGTGTACGCTGGATAGCGGTCCACCACCCACTTCGTGGTGACGCCTAACAGATGCACCCGCGGCATCACGCCCGTCTTATCCCGGTGCCGCATCACGCGTGCGAAGCACAGGTCGAGCCACCATTCGAGTCGTTTCCGCTGCGAGCTCTTGAGGTAGGGCACCAGGCCACCGAGCGCGAAGTACGGCGCAGCGAGCGCACGGTCCAGGTGCTTGAGATCGGCACCGAACGTCACCACTGGAATGACGTCCAATCCCAGTCGCTTGATGCGCGTGGTGTTCCGCCACGTCGCCGCTTGGTCGCCGATCACGTCCAGGGTGAGGAAAACAAGGCTCCCCATCTTGTGCGCCCACCGCTCGCGAAAGCCGGTCGCCCACGTTACGTAGTCTTCCAGTTTGATCGCTGCACCGGTGCTCCAGGCAGTGAAGGCGCCAGAGTCCACAATCACGCGGGGCCTGAGATCGCGCCAGACTTGGCGGTATCCGCCCTCGTGATCGGAGTTGATATACGACAGCAGGTGGTTCTCCGGCTTCTCGGCTTTCAGCGACGCCGCCTGCGCGTCCTGCTTGGGCCACGATACCAGGTGCGCTCTCACCGCGTTGGCATTCTTACTGTGCTCGTCCCAAGTCGCGCCGTGGTCCGCCTCGTCCTGCTGGTACGCGAAACTCACTAGCCCCTGACTCTCGCCTTCTCGACGCTGAGCGTCCTGGTAAAGCTTGAGTCCTGGGCCGCGCCCCGCCAAATGCACCCGCATCCGCCACTCCTCTACCACCGCGCTCAAGGCTTTCCAGTGATCTTCCCACCCTGCGACCCGCCCGTGGTGATTGCGGGACACGAACGAGAACAGCCCACCGACCACCCGCTCGCGGGTCATCGCTCGATACGGCACGGTGGAGTCGTCGAAGCACGCTAGGTGTGTGAGCGTCTGAAATCCCCACAGGGCGGCGAAGTATCGCTCGACGCTGCGCCCCGCATAGCTCATCAGCGTCGCGGTGTGGAAGGCTTTCGCCAGCGAGCAGTATTGGCCTCGCTCGCTGCTGAACTCCGCGCAGTGAATCCACATCCGCGCTTACGGGTTTGTCGCTGGATCCGGAAAGCCAGCTTCCTCGAAGCCGCGCGCCCGGATTACGCACGCAGGACATGTGCCGCAGCCCGGCCGTTGGCCAAGATAGCACGTCACTGTGAGCGCCAACGCTTCCCAGCACCCCTTCATGCCACGTGCCAGGGTCACGCTCTGCGCTTTCGTTAGGTACATCACTGGCGTGTGAATGTGCAGTGGCCACTCCATGCCGAGTGCGAGCGCCTGTTGCAGCGCGTCGATCGTCGCGCGACGACAGTCGGGGTAACCGGAGAAGTCGGTCTGACAAACACCGGTCACGAGATGGTGAGCCCCCACAGAGAACGCGTAGGCGGCAGCTTGGGTGAGGAAGATCAAGTTGCGTCCTGGCGTGAACGTCGCCGGCAGTCCCAAGTAACCCAGCTCCGCGACGCTGAGTGCACGGTTCGTCAGTGCGCTTGTTCGCAGTTCCGCGAGAAATGGAATCGACGCTATGCTATGCACGACGCCCGCGCGTCTCGCGATCTGCCCTGCCGCCTCAAGTTCGGATGCGTGACGCTGGCCGTAGTCGAAACTGATTGCTCGCACCTCCTCGAACTGCCGCAGTGCCCAGTACAAGCAGGTAGTAGAATCCTGCCCACCACTCAGGACCGCGACGGCTCGCTCGCCTTGAGGTACCATGCTATCTCCTTGTCGGGGTAACCGAACAACGCGCCCAGGCGGCGCACCGTTGCCCTCACGAGGTAGGGTCGAGCCGCGCGTCTCAGCGCGTTGCGGTCGGCAGGGCGCAGCCAGCGACGAACCGCGACCACGAAGTACTGTGCGGTGCCGGCGACAACCTGCCAGCCGGCACGTCTTGCCAAAAGCCTGTACCGGTGAAGCTGCTCATCGCTCCGCACGTGGACCCATACCGCACGCCTGGCATCGTCACGGAGCATCCGGTAGAAATTCGCTTCGGTGGTCGCCGTTGTACGAAGGGGAAATCTCACCGCAGCAGCTCCGTCACTTCCGCTCGTGCCCTGGCGTCGTCGAAGAATAGGCCGCGCACTTCACTCGTCACTGTCACGCTGCCGGGCGCCTTGATCCCGCGCATGCCGATGCACAGGTGCTCGGCGCGCACGACCACTGCTACGCCGCTCGCTTCAAGCGGCTGACCGACTAACGCCTCGGCGATCTGTGCGGTGAGTCGTTCCTGCACTTGGAGTCGCGCCGCATACCCGCGCACCAGGCGCACCAGCTTGCTCAGTCCGACGACGCGTCGCTGAATCACGTTCGGAATGTAGGCGATGGACGCCCTGCCATGGAAAGGCAATAAGTGGTGCTCGCACAACGAATAGAAGGGGATGTCGCGCTGGACGATGATCCCAGTAGCTTCCGGCAGATCGAAGCAGCGCTCGAGGTGCTTCCGTGGATCCTCGCGTGCGCCCGCAGTCAGCTCAGCCCAGGCTCGCGCGACCCTCGCAGGTGTCTCCTTCAATCCTTCGCGGCTCGGGTCCTCGCCTAACGCATGGAGGAGCATGAGCACGGCGGACTCGGCCGCGCGGGCGTCGATGCCTGACGCGGTGCGCGCGGTAATCGCGCGCGAGGCATCCCACGACGGATAGGTCACCGGCAGCCGATCCACTTGTGGGTCTGCAAACTCAATCGCCAGGCCGGATTCGCTCGCACCAGGTTGAATGCCCACTGCCACGCTAGCCGCGAGTCGTAACGAGGTTGGACGAACAAGCGTGGCGGGAGCCGCGGAGTGCTGTCGTTCGCCCGCCGCACGATTGGAGGCTGAGGCAGCGCGTCGCCATCTTCGACAACATACTTCCACTCAGCCGCAGCCGCTGCGACGCGGGGATCTACCGCTGCCTTCTCCCCTTCCCATTGGCCCTTCGGGCTCACGGTCACGTAGCACCAGTCCAGCCCGTCACGCCACCGCGTGCCGTTCGTCTCGACCTGGACACGGTAGGCGAGCTCTTTCAGCCGGCGCACCAGCTCGTCGAACGATGGCGCAACAGTGGGCTCTCCCCCGGTGAGGACGACCCATCCAGGCGGAGCAGGCGCATGTGCAGCGCGTACCAGGTCGATAAGCGCGTCGAGGGTTAGGCGGTCGCCATGCTGCCAGTCGGTATCGCAAAACCAGCAATCGAGATTGCAGCCGGCGAAGCGCACGAAGACGCTGGCCTCGCCTGCGCGGCCGCCCTCGCCCTGCACCGCGTAGAACACTTCACGCACCACCGCTTCGCTGCTCACGGATAGCTGGCGCACGCGTCGGGTGTTTCCCATACCGTGACTTCGGTGACAGCGATACCCAAGACGAGCTCTGCGATCTGAGGCGCCAGAACATCGTAGAGCACTTTGGCCAGTCGCTCCGCAGTGGGGTTATCCATCGCGTAGTACCATCGCGAACCTATGTCGGGAGTCGTGAGCGCAAGGCACGCCGCGGTGCCCAGGACGCCGTCGTGGCCGACCCGGTTGAGGCTGAGATGATCCGGCAGAACTGCATCAATGACCACCTTGACCCGACCGAAGTCCACCAGCATCCCGCTTTCAGGATTGTTCGGCGAATCGGCCTGCGGCTCGCCGCTGATCGTGACGTCGATCGTGAACCGATGGCCGTGCAGGCGGCGGCATTTGCCGGTGTGGTACGGGAGCTGGTGCGCGGCGTCGATGTGCCGTCGAAGCATCACTCTCACGATGTCTTCTCCGGAAAAGGGTGTATGATGCGATTGCGGGTCCACCATTCGGCGAGCGCCGCCGCCACGCACAGCTGCTCGCTCAAAACTGCGTTCCACTTGCCGGTCTTGATCGCCGCCGCGAGCAGGCCGCGTCCATAAGCAGCGATCGTACCACGACGACTCTGCGTCGCCGCCACGCTCAGCTTCTGAAACCACGTGACGCCCCTGACGGTTACGATCTTCTTGGCGCTGAGCGTGCTCAGAAGTCCGCGACGGATCAATCCGCCGTGGTCCTGGTTCACGACCGCATGACCCTCGCGTCCCGCGCGTTTCGCCCACTGCCTTGCGGCTTCGCCGATCGCCTTGCGCCTTGCGGCCAACTCCTCCATCGGCCGCCGCCTGACCGTCTCGGCGCGGACGACGTTGACTCGTCCGTCGCCCGCGATGGAGCACAGCAGGAAACCTGACGCGGTGAGGTCGGAGTCGATGGCGAGGAAGCGGATCCGCTTGGCTGGCACGTCAGGAGAGTAGGCGATGCGACGGTCCAACGTCAAGCCGTGATCTTTTTAGGACGCTGCTCCGCATGCGCTTTGAACTTCGCTTCAAGCTCCGGCGTCAGCGGCGTCAGGTCAGGCGGCGGCCCTTGGTCCCGCTCCCGATCTTCCGCGTCAGTGCGGCTCATTCTGGCAACGCACAGCGCGATCGCGCGAGCGCACGTATCGGCGTCGAAGCTCCCGACGTGACAGGCTTCGACTGCCATGCCGAGCTGCGCAGCGAGCCAGCGGTATGCGCGATGACGGCTCCGGCGGTGGTGCTCTCCGCGCTCCCATAGCTTATCAAAGATGTCATGCAGCTCGCGGCGCAACTGCCTCGTCTCAGCGTCGGCCGGGATACCTAATGGTTTTCCCGTCGCAGCATGCGCGCCGATGGTGCCGGAGCACTCAGGAAAGCGGGTGCAGCCCCAGAAGGGGCCGTATCGGGAGCGCGGGATGAAGCGCATCCCCGATCCACAATCGCCGCAGACGGGCGGCGCACAGGTCGGCGACAATCCGTTCACCTAACGTCTCGCAGCGCGAGCGGCAGTTCGTAGATTGGTAGCCGACCCTGTTCGACGTCTCCGAGCATTGCGGGACTGACGTCCAATCGGCCTGCTTCTTCGCGCACGCTGATGTTCCTGGTGAGGCGCGCTTGGCGAAGTCTGAAGCCGTATGCGACAGCCTCAGCCTGCCAGTCGGGAGCGACGCCCGTACCGCCGCAGGGCTCACATGGGTGCTCGATGCGGCGGAAGCCGGGGCAGGCGAAGCCGACGTGCTTGCCGGCTCCCTTGCACTCCAGGCAGGCGCTCATGCGTCCACGATCCGGCACGGCACCAGCGGCACGCCTTGGGGGTACGTCTTGCTCGCCTTCGGATACCGCGCCGTCGCCACCTCACCGTCGCGTGCCACGCGGAACAATCTGCCGTCATGCAACGCATAGAACTCCGCGAGCGCGCCGCCGTGGAGGTGTCCGAATGTGATCGCGCCGGTTACGTCCGGCCAGGCAATCACCGGCGGACCATCGCCGTCATCTCTGAACGCTATGAGCTCCGGAGACGGCTCATGGATCCGTTGCTCAAGCTGCTCGCCCACCCGCGCCTTACGTCTGACCGGGATCGCGGACTCGTCTCTCGGCGGCATCGTCATAGCGTATCCTCCATGTGGCGCGCCCAGTCCGCGCACGAGGGCGGCCAGTGATCCGTGCGTCGCGGCGTCACGATGAGCAGCGCGCGGCATGATGGGCACTCACCCACAGCATGCACCGCACCATTCTCAGCAGCGAGCAGCGCGGCGGCGACGGCGTTCATCGCGCGCCGTGCGAACGCGCTATCTGCGCGGGTAGGGTGGGTCGCGACCGGCCCGCAGTTCTGGCAAAAGTCACCCTGGATCGGCTCGCCGCACCCAGGACACCAGCCAAGCGCTTGCGCTTCACCGTCCATCTCGCACCACCTTTCGGAGCGCCGCGACCGCCTGGTCGAACGCCCAGCACTTCAACTCGTTGGCGTGGCTCCCTGGCGTCGTGCTGAGTATCCGCCGTCCCGGCAGCGCCACCCAACCAGCTTCGCGGAACACTTGCCCGAGGAAGTTGCGGCTCAACTCTGCCGGCGGATTCAGTGCCTCGAAGTAGCGCCGGGCGTCGTCTGCCGACACCCACGCCACCGCCTCCGCGCTGCCGTCACGATCCCACCAGCCAATCCCGTGGCGCACCGCATAGACGCGCTCACCGTAGAGCCGGCCCATCGCCGCGCGGATCAGCTTGAGATACGCGCCGCGGCGCTCCTCGAGGGACGCCAACGCGTGGTCACGTTCTGCCACCTCTGCTGCAGCGTGCCGCTCGGCGACGCCCGCGCTAAACAGGTCAGGTAGGTTAGGCACCGCGTCGTGCTCTCTTATGCTTCTTGGATCGCATGACCCGTCTTAGAACGCTTCGGGCGCGGGTGAGCCACCAGCGGCGAAAGTCCTCCGACTGCGTCCTCCACGGCATCGGCTCCCGCGCCCCATCGGCATACTGGAAGAACGACGGCATGTCGCTGCCGGACTCAAGCTCCCGCCGTTCTTCATTCCACAGTGCCCGCGCTAAGACTTCGACCAATACCTCGGACTTCTTCACGTTCAACTCCTTCCTCCGCCTGCGAGGAGGCCGGCGGCTACACGTCCCAGGCGCTTGCCTTCACGGCACGACAGCAGCACGAATCCTAACCGGCAGCGCCAGCACCGGCGTCGGTGAGCGAGCCATGCGCTCAGCGCATTCACTGAACACGAGACCCAGGCGCGAGCCGCCGCGGCACGTCGATCGCCATGAGCGCGCCGCACCCATTGGAGCATGGAACCTTCGGGCTCCAATCCGGCGACGCGGTATCCCTGCTGCCGCATCGTGGACAGATGAGCTCGAGGTCACCGCGCTGATGGATCGGAAATACCAGGCCCGGCGGCGGGCAGTAGACCCGCAGTCGCTTCTCGCGCGGTAGCGCAATCGCACTATCGAGATCGAGCGCATCGACCAGTCGCCGGGTGATGCCCTGCCTAACCAGCTCCAGGCTATCAATGGCGCGCTCCAGTTCGCCATTGACCGCGCGCAGCTGGGTGATGTGATCCCACCGCTCCGATTCGATGCTCATGGCGCAAGCTCCTGCGTCCGCGCCGATCCGAGCCTTGGCATCTCCACTGCCCGCGGCTTGGCATAGAACTCATCTTCGCCTGCCGTGAACGTGCAGCCGTCAGGCACTTCGCCTGTGGCCTTGATGTGCGCCTTGATCGCGTTGGCCTTCAGGTGCTCCGTCGTCCGCACCTCTAGGACCTCACCCGCCAGACCCTTGTCGCGTATCCAGTGCAAGCACTTCTCGGGATCGTCGATGCTGAGCGTATCCGGGTGGAGCCGCCAGCCCACCGTGCCGGACGGCAGCGTGCGGCTTTTCTTCTTCTCGGAGCGACCCAGCATCATCGCCGCCCGCTGAATCTCCGCGTTCAGCCGCTGCGCCCGCTCGTGCAACGGATGTGCTACTTCCGCATAACGATCCGTGACCCTCTTGACCGCGTGCCGCGTCGCGGCGCTGAGCGACGATAGTTCCTGCTCAAGCTCGCCGAGCGCGCCCAGCAGCGCGTCAACATAGGCGACCACTTCCGCTTCCGTCGCCTCTGCTGCCGGCGTTCCGAACAGCGTTTCAATGAGCTTGTCCTGCTCATCTGGCACCGTTAGGGCGGTAGGCATACCCTCGTCCGTTCGGTCGGTCATCGTACCTCCATAGCTTAGGCTTGCATGGCCAGCCGCACGGGCGCGCCGCAGCCGTTGCAAGGGTTGGTAGGCGTGGCGCAGTAGCAGACGGTGCAACGATACGGCGTCGGGCGCGGGCGCCTGCCGGAGCGCGTCGCCATTGCTGGACCTTGTCGGGCGCGGACGATGGGCGCCGCGACCCGCATGGATGGGGCAGGCTGCGCCCGGGGCAGCGCCTGGCTGACGATCTCAGATGGTAGGGGGGCAGGCGCCTCGCGCGGGGTCGGGGCCAGCCTCGGGGCAGCCTGGGCCGGAGGCGACCGCGGCTTCCAGTGCAGCTTCGCGTACCGATAGAGGTTGCCGAGTGATCGCATCTGCACGATCGTCGCCACTTCCCTCGCTGGCCGGCCAGCATCCCATGCCGCTTCGGCGGCCGCGTACTCATCCCTACTCGCGAGACATGGTGCCCCGGACCTGCGGACCTTCTTCGGCCAGCCGTGCGTCCGCGAGTGCATGAGTACCGCGTTAGGCGTCCGCCCGATTGCGCGACCAATGGCGGTGATAGTGGCGTCGCCGTTCCACATCCGTAGGGCGAGCTTCCAGTTGACGACGACTACGCCGCCAGGTCGGAGTCTCATAGCAGCGCGTCGCTGGTTCTTGGGTCGCTCGGCGGCATCTGCTTGAGCGCCCATACGTCGTCGGGGATTCTCCCTTGCGTGCCAGGCTTGAGCGCCGAGTCTTGTTTCACGAAAACTGGCACGCCAGCATTGATGAGCAGGTGCGCGAGGTCCGTCAACCAGATGAGCTCCATCTGTCGCCTCTCCCTTCCGCTCTCGCCGCCGAGAATCACCCAATCCACGCCGATGAACGGTGCGAACGGCGGCAGCGCGATCAGACCGAGCAATGGCTCCAACGACAGGAAGTGTATGGCTGCTGGCACGGCGAGCAGGCGCGCGATCCGCCACGCCTGCGCGTCGCTCTCAACGCTGGTACCTAACCAGACGTGCGGCCAGCCACCACCCCACCCATCCGGCAGCATGTCGTGGATCAGCTCGGGGCGCTTGGTGAGGATCAGCCAGTCCAGTTCCGGCAGCCTGCGAATCGTTGCCCACGCACCGGCTCGCCAACCGGGCGGTACTTCCGGGTCGAAGAAGTCGCTCATGCTGTTCGTGAACACGCGCAGTCGCCGCCCATCTGCGCGCGCGCGGCGGGCGATCTTGTTGGCGATGCCGTAGGCGCCGTCGATCTGCACCCGCGGCTCACCCTTCACGTAGCGGATGCCGCGCAGCCGGCCCGCCAAGTCAGCAGCGTAGCAGTGAGCGCAGCCGGGCGAGACGCGCGTACAGCCCCACCAGTAGTTGACCGTCCCGTCTGCCCACGCGATGTTCGTGCGGTCACCCATGATCTACCGCCGGAATGGAGAGCTGCGCGGGGTCCGGTCCCAGGCCGAGCTTCGCTAGCGCGGTATCCCTGGTCTTCTTCACGTGACCTACCGACGCGTTGACGTTCTTCGCGATCACGCGCAGCACGACCGGCACCTTGAACTCATCTAGCGCGAACCACGCCTTGAGCACGTACAGTTCTTCCGGCGTCAGCGAATCTCTGAGCCGACCGATCGCACTCTGCACCTGCTCCCGCGTCACGCCGAGGCGATTGACGGCGCGCGGCCGCCGCTTGCGACGCGGCTTGCCGCCCGGAAACCGAACCATCGCGTCAGCCCCATCCATCACCTCACGGAAGATCATGATGGCAGTCTGCATAGACATCACTGCGACGCCATCCTGAATCCTCGAATCCACTTGCAACGCGACTACCGTGTTACCGATCGTTAGGCCGGCCGTCTTGCTGCTGTCGTGTTTCAACATGATGACTGGTTTCATATCGTCCTTTCGGGCTTGAGCCGCGCGTTCACCAACGCCTGAAGCTTGCGCTGCTGGGCCTCCCAGTCCCAACCGTCCTCCCACTCCTCGAACGCCGTCCAGATGGCCGCCCAGTCCCGCGCGGTCAGCACGTTGTTAGGCATGCTGACTGAATATGGCGACCTTCAGCTCGAAGTTGCCGGTCCCGTCGCCATTGAGATGCCCACTCGATTCGGCGATGACGCGCACGACGAATTCCCCGCCGCCCCTCATCTCCGGGTAATCTGCGACGCGAGACAAAGCCAGTTCGACCACATCGGCGAGCGTGCCCGGAAAGACGCTCTCCGTGGTGCCCTTCTGTTGGATTGCCGCCTTCTCAAATCCCGACCGAACGTCGGCGACGCTTCCTACTGCGCGTATGCTCCAGCTCATACTTCCTCCCAATTAAGTGTCCAATTGATAGCGGTACTCATCGCGTCAGCACCGGAGGGCGGGTCACGGCGTCTGCTCCAGGGCCGCCAAGCCATCGACGTAGGCCGTTGCGAGTTTCCCGGCGTCAGCAGTCACCCGGTCAGCGAGCGCCTTGATGGAGCGGAAGACGATCTCCGTGACTTCCTCGCACGGCACCGGCGCGCCATCGTCGCCGGTGTACGTCAGCCCGACCATGCCTCCACGCAGGAATGTCGCCGTGTCGCGCAGCGCGGTCTCGTAGGCGGCATGCAACGCCGTCGCCACTTCCGCCCGCGCCTGCTCGGCCTCGGCGACCAGCGCCTCGGTACGTTTCGCGACCGCGCGATCCACAATCTGGTCGAGATAGGTGTGGGGCCGCGCGGGGATGTTGGGACAGACCTCGCGCATGATGAGCAGAACCGCTTCCCCGGCTCCGCCGTCAAGACCGTCGTCCAAGTAGATCGCGTCCTCGATGGCACCCGCCGCGAAGTCCATCGCCTCGCGCAACTTGGTGTTGTCAGCGACCAGCGCCTCGACGGCGGCGCGCACCGACTGCATGATGGCATCTCGCGCATCACCCGCATCGTCAGCCTGACGGGTGCGGTAGTCAATCAGCGCATCAAAGAGTTCCAACCCCCGCATGATCTCCTCGCCCCGCGCGCTCATCGCTCGGCTCCCCACGTCACATCTTCTGATGGCCCTCTCCGGTTCTCCTCGTCGGCCTCTTGCCCTGCCTCAGCCTCTTGGTCGCACATGTAACAACCCACGCACAGCGGGACGCCGTGGTCACAGCGGGCCAGCCGCACGGTCTCAGCGCGGCTCATCGGGACCGCTCCCTCTGCAACTCGGCCAGCAGCCACTTGCGAGCGTGACAGGAAAGCGGCGGCGTCTTGCGGGGCCGTCGCGCGCCGGGAACGTTGAGCTTCCACCGCACGCAGTCCGAGACCCGGCGGTTGTGCAGGCTCCAAAGATCGTATTCGGCGACAAGAGACAGCGCGTCCTCCACACCCTTGAGGTACGCCTTGTTTCTCATGCTCCCTCCCCGTTCAGGATGGCGGCCACGATCTGCTCCACTTCGGCCTCGGTCAGTTGTTGGCGAGCCCGCGATGCATCGAATGGAGTGGCCAC